CGCCTTCAGAACCTGAGGGCGTATAAGCAGGGCAGCCCGATCTTTCTCGAATTGGAGAAGATGGGAGATGTCGGCACTCAGTTCGGACAGAGACTGCTCGATACTGTCAAATCAGGCGATTACAAGAAGGCGATCGAGGAGGTCCTCGAATTCTACAAGAAAGAAACGCCCGAGGTTCAGTATCACATCCAGCAGGCCTTCGGCATTCCGGCTTCGGTGTTCGACACGCTGATCAATTATCAACATCTCGTTCGCGATACCTTCGATGGGAGCGAGGAGAAGGCCAAGCAGTACGTGATCAACAAGGGGATATTCTTTCAGAGACTTCGCAGCGAGTGGAACCTGGTGGCCGACCACGTGATCGAGACCATCAACAACATGTGGAGCGCCGTCAACAGCGGAACTGAGAACAAGCACTGGCTGAGCGACACCTTCAAAAGAGAGTGGGATCAATTCGTCAAGGATACTCATACTGGAGTCGAAGACATCAAGACTTTGATTGATCTATTCAGCAAGGGTCGTGAATTTGGTCATCAAGTCGCTGAGTGGTATCGTCCGGCACAGCCAATGCCGAGTGGGAGCTTGATGGGACAAGCCCTCGGTGGCACTGCCGCCACGTTTGAGGATCGCTTCAGCGCTTCCGAAGAGATGAGGTTGAAGCAAGAGGACACCCAACTCTTGACCGAGATTCGCGACAGCCTCTTGGGACGTCAGGGCTATGGTGCTCAGTCGGCGACTTATGGTCAAGGCATTCGCACCACAGGAGGCGCAGCGCAAGCCACTGGCGGCGGCTTCAGGCCGAGAGGCGGAGTGCGAGGAGCGAGAGACCCAGGATATAGTTACGCTGGGGGCGAGACGCCTGATCTCACGGGGCTCGGTGGCTCTGATTATCTGAAGGCGCAACGAGCGCCCATGATGAAGGAGCTCGAAGAACACCCCGAATTGAAGCGACGTCTTGCTGCATTGGTTAGTTTGGAAGACCCAAAATATGGCACCATGGTCGTCGAGAGTCTGTTCAATCGACTCGCGTATGTCAACGAGGAGCGCAGGAGGAACGGACTGCCTCCCTTGTCTGTGAGAGACATGATTGCTCCGAACTCTCCGCGATCGTTTTATGGTCCGGAGAGAAGGCATGAAGTCGATCCTCGTATGTCTCGCTTGACTTCTGGCGAATTGACCGACCTTTATCGAAAGATCGACATCGCTGGCAGCAGCAATTTGACTCAAGGCTTTACAGATCAAGGAACCGTTGGCGATCCGAATTACATCACGGGTGGCTCTGGAATCACGATGCCCAATCGCGAACGCTTCAACGATTGGGGAGGAGGACCGGGGGCGCAAGCGGGGGCGAGAAGGTTTCGCCTTGAGCAGCAGAGGCGGGTTCTTGAGGGCCGAAGGGCCATAGACGAAAGTGCGAGAGGGAGCAGTGTCAGTCGGGCGACGGTCAGTGTGGACTTCGGCGATCAAAACACTGCTCAGGGTCGAGCTGAGTCGGCTCTCGGTGGAGGGCCCTTCTTGAACTTGAAGATTCAACGGGAGAATCAGGCTCAAAGATCAGGCTCGCCCATGACCCGCGAGGAGTTCAACAATCGCTGGATTTATCAGTGATGGCCGAAGAACCTCCGAAGCGAGTCTTCATTACGGGAGGCACGACCGAAGGCGGTTCTTCGAGTTCATCTTCTGAAGGTGGTCAACTCGATCCAGGAATAGACAGCAGGCAAGATCAGGCGATTCTCGTCGTCAACGGCCAGGAGTATCGGGATTGGCAGACGATCATGGTTCGCAGGGCAATAGCCGAGCAGCCGCCCTTCATCTATCGCTTCACTTGCAGCGAGGCGACACCGATTGCCAAGAACTTTCGCACCCTGCAGATCAAGCCGAGCGACGTCTGCAAGGTTTACTTAGGCGGCGAATTGGCCATAACAGGTAACGTGATGAGTCGTCAGGTCTATTATGACAAGGCAAGGCATTACATCGAGATCATGGGAGGAACGACCACAGAGGTGCTGGCCAGTGCGAGTCCAGTGACCAAGACGATGGAAATGAAGGACGTCACCTTCGAGCAAATTTGTCGTCAGTGCCTCAAACCTTTTGGCATTCCCTTGAAAATCGTTGGCCAGCTTTCTCAAATCAAGTTTTCTCGGGTCTCGTTCTCTCACGGTCTCAGCGTCTTCGATCATCTCGATCTCTACGGGCGCGCTGTCAACGCGAGGTTCACTAGCGACTCTCAGGGTAGCTTTGTGGTCTTGGCTCCCGGCTCTTCGACCAGCGACGGGGATACCCTGACTGAGGGCATTGACATATTGGTTGGCAGGGAATTGATCTACAATCCCAGCATGGCGACTTCGACCCCGCAGGCCGGGCAAGGCCCCGGGAGCGATAAGAAGTCCGGGCCCGAAGTATCCCACAAGCCGTTCTTCTCGCAGGAGATGCAGAACTTTTCAGACACCTATATGCCGTTCACGATACCCTTCGAGTTGCCTACCAGTGATAACCAGATGCTTCAGGGCAGGGGTCAGACAGAGCGTGACATGAATGCTCTCGATCAGATCACTGTGTTCGCGACAGTCAATGGGTGGAAGAACCGCAGCGGACGACTGTGGGACAGAGACAAGAAGGTCCGAGTCAACTCTCCGATGTTGATGATGGATGGATCGATCGAGTTAAAGACGAAGTCTGTCACTTTCACTCAAGACGTTGCGACTGGAACGAGGACGACCCTCGAGCTTTGCAACGAGAATGCACTGACCGGTCAAACTCCTCAGGCGACGAACCCCAATGGCTAACGAGCGTCTCACAACTTCTCATCTCGCGAATCAGATTCGCATGGCCACGAGTCGCGCCACGGTGCGAGAGTTCGACGACGACCACGACATGCAGGAGATCAAGTACGCTGACGTCTATCACTCGGAGACGCCCTCTAACTTCGAGCGCTGGCAGATGGTTGGTCTCACTGCCACTCCTCTGAAGCAGGACCAAGATCAGAAACAACAGCAATCGAAGCAGGATAAGGTCGAGAAGGGCGCGCCTGACGGGGATTGGAATCATGACCAGCCGACAGGCAAGGCGGCCGAAGCCGTCATGCTCTATCTCGGAGGTGCTCGAAGTCATCCCGTTGCTATGGTCGACGACCGCCGGGTGCGGCCCTACAAGATACCAGAAGGAGCGACGGCGCTTTATGCAGCCAGCGGGACCGGACAACTGTTTTACCATAACGATGACGGGTCATATGTTGTGGTGGTCAATAACCCGAAGTACGCCAACACGCAGCAGCAAAATCAAGAGAAGGAGCGTTACGCGTCGATTCGTCACGCCACCAAGAAGACCCAGGATCGCAAGTCGAAGCAGAGCAACGGCGGTTCGAATGGGTCCTCTCCCTCGGTGCAGCCACTGGATGGCAGCCAGTCTTCCCAGAGCCAGGACTACAAGCACGAGGGCGAGAGCGTCAACATGGAGGTCCGCGTGACCTCGGGGCGCATCGAATTTCGCGATGGTGACGACGTGGTGGGCTACTACGACAAGCAGAACAAGCGATGGTCCTTCGTCGGAGAAGTCAGGCTCGGCTCCGATTCGGCCTCACATCCAGTCTACGGGGTCAACGGTGGCGTGGGCAAGACCACTCAGACATCGGGCAGTGGAGCCGTTTTGGTCGATGCACCCAACGCTGGGCCTCCGACCTCAGAGGACACTGAGCCATGAGCCAGATCGCTCAATTCTCTAATCCATGGCGCGATCAACTGATGCAACAGGCGTCGTTTCGCGGCGTGATCTTTCACGTCGAGACCGGCGTCAGAATGAGTGGACGGAGGACGGTCGTTCACGAATATCCGAAGCGCGACGATCCCTATTCTGAAGACATGGGAAGACAGGCGAGGAGGTTCAGCTTTCACGGTTACTTGATCTACAGGCCTTCGAATGCGCTCTACGAATACACCCAGCAGCGCTATCGACTCTACAACGCCTTGGAAAGTGCCGATGCCGGTCGATTGGTTCATCCGGTTTATTCACCTCGTGGCATCATGGCAATGTGCGAGCGGTACTCGATGATCGAGAGCAGGACGCGAGGAGGCTTCACTGAGTTCGAGATGAACTTCGTGGAGGCAGGTACGGCTGGAAATTCCTTTCAATTAGTCAATACTGCCTCTCAGGTCTCTAGTCAGGCTTCTGCGGTCGACACTTCGGCGCAAAATTTGGCAGATGGGAAGATTCCGGTATGAACGTGGGATCGGAAGAAAAAAATCTTGAGGAGATTGTGGGTCACATCTGCGACTACATACTTCAGATGGTCTCCTCGAAGGGAGAGCAAGCGGCTCAGCTTCGCTATCAAGTGGGCTTGCTTCGATTTAACGGGGTTCAATACATCGTCGATGACGTCTTCGGTACTAACTTGCTGGGGGTCTTCAACACGGCCAGGACGCTTCCGATCACCTCCGATCTGGTGGCCATGGTTCGCCAGCAAATCTACAACGAGAAGCCCATGGGACCAGTTGCCACGATCGTGGTCGAAACGGCCATCCTGTACTGCCTGACGACCGAGAGCGTGTTGATCACTCAGAGGACCTTCAAGTCGAGAGACGAAGTCTTGGTCGTTATGAAGCTGATGAAGGCGGCATTCGACTCAGCCAGGGAGCAAGCTGCCGATCGCATGGACTCTTCGACGTATCAGAACGTCAGCTACCTCGCAGGCTCATTGATCAATCACTTGAACTCGCAGGCCTTGAAGTTGCCCAGCATTGTAAAGTTCTCCTATCAGGCAACACTGCCATCCTTGTTTCTCGGCAATCTGATCTATCAGGACACGACGCGATCTGACGAATTGGTCGATGAGAATAATGCGGTGCATCCTCTCTTCATGCCTCTCGAGATTATCGGGTTGAGAGCATGACGGACATCAGGGTCATAGAGATCGTTTCCCTCGAGGCCATGTCGATGGACTGGTTGTTGAAATCCGACGGCACCTTGGACGAGAGTCAAGAATTGGCTTCGGCAGTCAGCGTGGCTCTGGGGACCGACGCCCTGGCAGATGCCGACGAGAAATTGCCCGATCCCGACAGCACCGACCGGGGCGGTTGGTGGGCTGACTATCAAGCAGCAGAGATTTGGAATGGCTGGCCAATCGGGTGCAAGAACTGGTTGCTGAGGCGAGCCAAGATCAGCGACAACGTCTCGGCAGAGGGCAGCACGGTTCAGAGGGCGCGCATCTACACTGAGCAGGCCTTGCAGCCGTTCGTCGATCAGGGCATCTGCACCGCGGTGCAGGTCACGTCGTGGAGGGCCGACCTCGATCGCATCTACGCCGACGTGATCATGTATCGTGGTCCGAAGCAGGACATAGCGTTAAAGTTTCAAGTTCTCTGGAGCGAAGCATAAATGCCCTGGACCACGCCTCCATTGCGAACAGTCAGGGAGATGGTGCGCAATGACGTCACGGCGGCGCTGTATGGTGCTGTGCTTGTGGGCAATAGCGTGTTACGCGTCATGTCTGACGCTATGGCCGGGCTTGCTCATCTTGTTCTGCGTTACATTGACTGGCTCGCTAGACAGTTGCTTCCAGACACCGCCGAGACGGAGTGGCTCGATCGTCACGCAAACATATGGCTCGTCAATGCCGACGGGACCATCGGGAGAAAGTCAGCCACCTTTGCTTCGGGCACCGTCACGGCTACGGGGCAGGCCGGCTTCACCATCCCGGCTCCGGCATTCATGACCGCCCTGGGAGTGAATTATCAAACCACCGCCGACGTGGTGATGGGCAACTCGCCGACTGTCGTGCCCGTGACGGCTCTCGACGCTGGATCGATAGGCAATCTGTCCGAAGGCGATCAGATGAGTTTTAGCTCTCCGATAGCGGGGATCGATTCGAGCGCCACGGTGGTTCTGGTCGACGGCGGGGCCGATACTGAAACCGATGATCAGCTGAGAGCTCGCGTCTTGTTCCGCATACGCAACCCGCCGATGGGTGGAGATCAAAACGACTACGTGTTGTGGGCGTTGGCGGTGCCGGGGGTGACGCGGGCTTGGGCGAATCAGGAGGTCGGGATCGGCACGATAACGGTGCGCTTCATGATGGACGATCTCAGGGCGAATAATAGAGGTCTGCCGGAGTCGATCGACGTGCAAGCGGTCAGAACTTACCTTGACACAGTGCGCCCGGTGACCGTCAAGGAGGCCTACGTCGAGGCTCCTATTCCTTATTACTACAACATCACGATCAGCCAGCTGGACGACGACAGTCCGGAAGTGCGCTTCCGCATTCAGCAATCGATCATCGACATGGAATTCGTCAAGTCGGCTCCAGGCCAAACCATGTATCGCTCATGGGTGGATGAGGCCATCAGCCAGGCAATTGGTGAGAACCATCACGAGCTGATCTTCGACACGCTGCCGATGCCGGCTGCCGGTTACATGCCGTTTATTGGGACCATCAACTATGTCTGATCGTCACGTCCGCAGAGACGGCGACAGCTACGCGCAGGGCCTGGCCAACCTGCTGCCGCGTGGCCTGGCATGGCCGCGCCATGCCGACGCGGTGGTGACCAAGGTGGTCAAGGGCCTGGCCAATGTCTGGGGCTTCGTGGACAGTCGCGCGGCTGACTTGCTGGAGCGGGAGAGCGACCCGCGCCTGACGATCGAACTACTGCCGGATTGGGAGCGCAATTGGGGGCTGCCTGATCCTTGCTACTCGGCACCCTTGAGCATAGCCGAACGTCAGAATGCGTTGGTCACGCGGATGACGATCGAAGGCTCTGCCTCTCGCCAGTTCTTCATCGATCAAGCGGCCAACATCGGATATCACATCACGATCACTGAGTATCGGCCCTTCCGCTGCGGAATGGACCGCTGCGGGGACAATCGCACGATCGGCACGGGCGTGCCACAATATAACGATTATGGACAGTTGATCTTGACTGTGAGCGGGACGTCTCCGGTGCCTATGGGGCAATTGTCTGAATGGCCGAACTATGGCTTGGGTGGCGATTGCATCTGGTACTGGACCGTGCATGTTGGTACTTCCAAGTTGACTTGGTTCCGCGTTGGCAGTGGGCAAACGGGTGTTGATCCTCACTTGCGGATCGGCATTGCCGATGATCTTGAATGCTTGCTGAATAAGTGGAAACCTGCGCATACCCACATTTTGTTCGACTACTCCGGTTTGCAAATACCTGGCGACCCGATGGCTGGAACGCCTTGAAGGAGAGGGGCAGAGAATGAAATATAATCAGCCATATGGAGTCAGCGATCCCAACGCAGCGTATGTAAATGGTGATCCTTCGGTTGGACGCATGGGCTCGATTCCCCCAGCCGAAAGCATCGAGTACCCACAGCGTGAAATCGTGGCTGTTATTTCCGACACAGGAATTACTCCAAGCAATGCCGACAATACTCAATTGGCTAAAGCCATTCAATCAGGCGGATTGAATAAGGCCACTGATACGGGAACTGCTAATAATCTGAGCATCGTTCTATCTCCAGCTCCGGATGCTTATAGAGACGGAATGGCTGTGTGGGTTCAACCAGCCAACAACAATACTGGACCAGCCGTCATCAATGTCAATGGATTGGGCAACAAGAACATAATCCGACGTGGCGGCGCTGTATTGGTGTCCGGTGATTTGCCCGCGTCTTATAAGTCTCTGTTGGTTTACAACGGAAGCAATGGCAATTTTGAACTTTATGGAGTTGGGTTTGGTGCCGGTGGCGGCCCGCCAGTATTGATCGCTAATAGCAATCTTTACGTCAATACGGCGACCGGAGACGATGCGCTTTATGACGGCACATCGGCAACAGTTTCTGGACCGCATGGGCCTTTCAAGACGATTGCGCGAGCTGTCAATGAGACGTTCAAGTATGGTCCGTCTGTCTACACGATGACAATCAACGTCGCGGCTGGGACATATGCAGAAAATGTGCTGATTCCAGACCCGCCTGGACCTGCGATCATCATCAGCGGTGCAGGGACATCAACACTGGTAACGGGTGCCAACAACGTCAACACGTTCTTTGTGTCCAAAGCCAACACGTTGACGATTCAAAACTTGTATGCAGATTGCAACAGGACGTCATCCGTTGGGCCGCTGGCGATTTTCGCTTCAGTTGGTGCCTTAAACGTTCAGAATTGCCGCAGCGGCTCTTCTCTGAACAACATCTTTGAATCTTTTTCTGGTGGGACAATAAAGATTTATACCCATGAATTTGCCTCTGGCTCTGCGTGCGACAACATCTATTCTACTCTGGCAGGCTACATGAATGTGGGAGTTGTAGGTACTGCGTCTACCCACACCTTTCTTGGCCCAATGACTGTTCGCACAGCGACAGCCAATTCCTCTCAAAACGGAGCACTCGGGCTGGGTCCCAGTCTTTCGTTTGCGGGCGGCAGCAATGTCGGTGGAGCAAGATATAGTTGCACGCTGAATGGAGTCATCGCAGGCACGGGCGGCAATGTCAATGCCTTCCCCGGCAATGTGGCTGGTTCAACGAGCAGCGGAGGCCAATACGGTTAAGTGCCATGGCTATCATCTGCAACATTACCACAGCGAATGACCATGATTATTACCGGCTATTCCTCTACACGGGATCGCCCAGTGGCAATCCGATCAGTCTTGTGGGCAATTCCATGGTCATGAAGCTGCGTCATCATGCCAGCGACATCGAAGCCGCGAAAATTCTGAGCACAGACACTGGAGAAATCTTCATCGTGGAGGATGGTGCGTTCACTGTACGCATGTCTCAGGCATTTTTGTTGACGATGGCGCCTGGTGAATATGTCCATTCGTTGATCAGGACGACCGCAGATGGACAACAGTTAGAAGTGTGGAGCGGAACGTTGACGCACGCCATGGGACCGTCACGATGACAGACACTCTTGTCTTTAATGATGATCTCGAAACCACGGTCATCACGGTGCCAGATCAAGGTCCGCCTGGTCCTGTTGGACCCACCGGGCCAATCGGCCCCGCTGGTCCAGCAGGAGTTCCTGGTGCACAAGGGCCGACTGGAGCAACCGGTGCGACGGGTGCCACAGGACCGCAAGGCCCAGCTGGTCCGGCTGGTTCTGGCTCCGGCGATATGCTGCGAGCCAACAATCTGTCCGACGTCACCAACGTGGCGACCGCCCGTACTAACATCGGCGCAGCTCCGCTGGCTTCTCCCACGTTCACTGGCACGCCAGCCGCACCGACACCGACCACTGGAGACAACACGACGAGGATCGCGACGACGGCGTTTGTCGAGGCCTCGATTGGTGCGCTGAATCGCGGTCATCTGTGGGGTGGCCTACTTTCGACGTCTGGGCCTTCTGGCACGTTCGGTATATCCGCGGCTGTTGTGGCCGACAGATCGGGTGCCGACGTCATGACGTTGGCTTCTGCCATCACCAAGACCACCAGCGCGTGGACTGTGGGCACTGGCAACGGTGCGCTAGACACCGGCACGATTCAAGCCAACAAGTGGTACTTTGTCTTTTTGATTAAGCGGCCTGACACTGGTGTGGTTGATGCTGTTGTCTCGCTGTCACCGACTACTCCGACACTGCCAACAAATTATACGATCGCGCGATATTTGGGGGCGATGGTTACCAACTCGTCGTCTCAATGGATCCCGTTCACGCAGATCGGAGATGAGTTCTGGTGGAATACCCCGACCCTTTCGGTGAGCAATGCCAACCCGACTACCACGCGCACGCTATACGCATTGGCAGTGCCGCTAGGCATCAGCGTTAAGGCATTTTTCAGAGGCATGTATTCCCACACCGGCGCCAATAACGTCGCCAACTTTCATTCGCCATTGATAGGCTTGGCGCAGTTGACCTCGAATAATTTCG